TTTACCTTTTAAAGGCTTAAGTTTTTTAACAGACTTCATTTGTTTTTTACCGATATACTTTTTATTACTAACGGTATTCGTTATAATGTAAATAAACCCGTACGGTAGATTAGCTTCAGTTATTTCTAATTTTGTTTGCCAATGACCAAGGTCCATTATTTTTTCTTTTTATTTTTCTTCTTTTTAAGACCGTTTCTGGTTAAAGTACCACCAAATATAGACGTAGGGATCCTTGCATCCCCTGTTGCATATGTATCAGTACCCGGTGTACCAGAAGCGTATCCTGATGCACCTATTGATGCAGCATTACCTAAAGCTCCACCGTTACCGGCCGTATTAGGTATAGATGGTATATAACCATCTCCATCTTCTTTAAGCACCTTTTTAAAAATTTCACGGTATATACTCATTGACTTTTATATAATTATATTTATAATAGCGTAATGGATTTACTAACCCAATACATAGAGGAGATTAAAGAAGATCTTAAGATCGATGAGTTTAATATTAAAGAGTGTGCTTTAAGATCGCCTAACCGTAAGCATCAATGGGTTAGTAGACTTATTAATCATAAACGTAATCTTCTAAAATTAGAAGCAGATAAACTAAAACTTATTAAAAAGGTTTCCACTGAAATTAACTACCAATCTCCAGTTAAACTATCAAACATGGTTGTTGAAAAATCAGCAGAAGAAATTGATATTGTTAAAGAGTTAATTTTAAAAATTGCAGAAGAAAAATTAATTATAGAGTTTCTAGAAAAGACGGAAAAAACGTTTTCGTCGCTTACATACGATATAAAGAATATAGTAGAGATAATGAAACTAGAACAAATGTAGTATGATTAATTTTGAGTATTTACCAAACCGTAGAATTTGTAGACTTACAGGAGATAAGTTTGATGAAATAAGAGAGTATTTTAGTGTAAAAAATCCTAATGCTTTTTTCATGAAACGGTTTGGTAGAAAGTTTACAAGTAGTAGAATTTACTGCATTACCCCTACCGGTTTATTTGATACTGGAATGTTTTATGAAATTTTAAAATATATTACCGGTAATTTCCCTGAAATTGAAGTAAAGTATGATGATAAAATCAAACAAGCAATTAAACCTTCTCTCGGAAATAATGCTTTACCATATGATTCTTTAAATTTAAAACTTAGAGATTATCAATATGAAACAGTAAAACAAGCTCTATTATTCGGTAGGGGTATTATTAAAGTTGGTACTGGAGGTGGTAAAACCCTTACTATAGCTTCATTAATATCTACATATTTTTCTTTAAATACTAGAATAAAAATCTTACTTATTGTACCCGACCTAACTCTTGTAGATCAAACGTTTAAAGATTTTACTAACTATGGCGTTCCTTTTAAATGTACTAGATGGACTGGTAGTGTTGAACCAGATTTAACGAGTGATGTTGTTATTGCTAATATTGGCATATTACAGAGTAGATTTGATCAACACCCTTGGCTTGTGAACGTCGACATGGTTATCGTTGATGAATGTCATAAACTTAAAAAAGGTAACAAAGTGTGTAAGTTAATTGCAGATATTAAAACTAACCACAAGTTTGGGTTAACCGGTACATTACCCGACAATAAAATTGATGAATGGAATATTATCGGTAAGCTTGGAACCGTCTTTTATGAAAAGACTAGTTATGATTTAAGAGTTGAAAATTATCTTACGAATGCTGAAATAAAAATTGTGGAAATTACCTATAAGGATAAAGTACAATACTCTCAAGCTACTAATAAATTTAAAACTGAGTTAGATTTTATATACGCAAGCAAATTTCGTAATAAAATTATTTCAGCGTTATGTAAAATTAGCAATAATAACACTCTTATATTAGTTAACCATATTTCACATGGATTGGAAATGTTTAATAGTTTAACTGAATTACTACCTACTAAGAAGGTATACTTTATTAGAGGGGAGGTTGATGTAGATGAGAGAGCTAGAGTAATCCAAGAAATGGAAAAAAACGATAACATAGTTTGCGTAGCTATTAGTGCTATATTCTCAACAGGCGTTAATGTTAAAAACCTACATAATATTATATTTGCCTCTGGAGGTAAAAGCTTCATACGTATTATACAATCTATTGGTAGGGGTTTGAGATTAAATGATAATAAGCAAAAGTTAATAATTTACGATATTACAGACAAGTTAAAGTACAGCCTTTCCCATTCTGAAAAACGTAAAGAAATTTACAAGCTTGAAAAAATTATATTTACAGAGAATAATATAGTTGAAAAGTAATGTACATACATTACAATCAATACATATATGGCTAAGAGAGGTCCTAAACCCAAAAAAACGGAACATTACGTAGATCCAGAACAATTTAAACTCAATTTGGTGGAGTATTATAAAACCGGTAAAGGTGAAGATATTCTAGCTGAGTATATTAGTAAAATTGCTAACGGTCTAAGCTATTCATCTAATTTTATTAATTACACTTATAAGGATGAAATGATAGGTGATGCATTAGTAAAGATGTTTACCGCTGTAAAAAATCACAAATTTAATATTGAATCTGAATATAATCCTTTTTCATATTTTACAACAATTGCTTTTCATGCCTTTATTAATAGAATAAAAAAAGAAAAGAAGCATAATGAAGCTATCAATGAATATAAAAGTAGATTCTACGAAGAGGAACTAAACAATAATTCAGATGTCAATATTTACGTTAAACCAGACGGATATGGTGATGACGAAGTACCGGATAACGCAAGTTCAACTAATGAATAATAAAGTAGCAATATTTTCAGACTTACATTTAGGTGTGCATCAAAATTCCAGTTTTTGGATTGATGTTGCACTTGATTGGGTAAAATGGTTTAAACAAGATCTGCATAAAAAAGGTATTCAAGATATTATCTTTTGCGGAGATTTCTTTCATTATAGAGATGAAATTAGTCTTATATCTCTTGATGCTGGTGATAAGTTTTTAGCTGAATTAAAAGACTTTAATATTCATAGCATTACCGGTAACCATGATTGTTATTATAAAGATACATCTGAAGTAAATAGTTTATCTATCTTAAAAGGTAGACGTAATCTTATTATTCATGATAAGATGGAAACTTTAATTGCAAATGGCAAACGTTTAACTTTTTGTCCTTGGGGTACTAAATTAACTGATATACCAAAAAGTGATATTATTTTTGGTCATTTTGAACTTACCAATTTTAAGATGAATGCTTTTAAGATTTGTGATCACGGTGATGATCCAAGTACTCTTATTGATAAAGCACCTTTAGTATTTTCGGGTCATTTCCATTTAAGAGATGAAAAAGACTTTAACAAGAGTATTATTGTATATGTAGGAAACCCTTTTGAAATGGACTTTGGTGACTCTGGTCAGACTAAAGGTTATTACACTTTAGATATATCTAAAGGTGATTATGAATTTACTGAATGTAGCTTTACTCCAAAGCATAAACAAATTACCCTTTCACAACTTATTAACGTTAAAGATGTTGATAAGGAGTTTAATGAAACATTAACTAACAATATTGTAAAAGTGGTTATCGACAAGAATATTAGCACTGAACATTTAGATGCTCTTGTTAGTAAGATGAATATCTTTAAACCAAATGATCTTAGAATTGACTATGACGTTAACTATAACAAAATTAAAGTTGATGATAAAGTTGAGTTAGATCTGTCCGGTGTTATTATTGAAAAAGCTATTGATGAGTTTGTAAACATGCTTGATATTCAAAATAAATCTGAAGTTATCGAGTATACAATCAATCTTTATAATCGTTCAAAACTATGAAATATGTTTCATTTCAAGAATTAAAAATTAAAAACTTTCTATCTGTCGGTGAAGAGCAAGTTATTATAAAGTTTTCTAAGGGTCTTCATATTATTACCGGCATTAACCGTGATAAAGAAGATAGACGCAACGGGGTAGGTAAATCTACTATTGCAGATGCATTATACTTTGCTATATTTGGGTCCACATTAAGAGATATCAAGAAAGACTTTATCTCTAATAACTTAACTGATGGTATTTGTGAAGTCCAACTTTCATTTAACGTTAACTCTACTAGAGGTAATGATGATTTTAATATTGTTAGAACTCTTAACCCTTCTAAACTATATGTCTTTAAAAACGGTATAGATAAAACTCGTGATAGTATTGCTAATACGACTGAATATATTGAAGCAGTTTTATCTTCATCTCCTGAAGTATTTCAAAACTGCGTTATCATGACTCTTAATAATACCTTACCGTTTATGGCTAAGAGTAAGATTGATAAGAGAAAATTTATTGAACGGGTATTTAATTTACAAATATTCTCTGAAATGCTATCTAAACTTAGAGAAGAACATAATGAAGTTAAACGTTCAAATGATATTGAAGTAACTAAACATACTGAGGTTACTAACTCTATACAGATGTATGAAAGACAAAAAGAGAGTAAGATTAGAGACCAAGTTAATCAAATCACCTCAATTAATAATAAGATTACTAACTATGAATTAGAGATTCAAAAGCTATCTAAAGAAGTTGAAGTTGACCAAAATATCGATATTGCAGGGAAATCACTTAAAATTGAAACTGTTGAAAAAGCATACGATACCGCGCAAGATGTAATTAAAGAATTTATTGTCTTAGTTGCAGATCTTAATAGCGATGCTAAACAAAAAATTAATCAGATTAGTAAAATTGGTACCGCTGAAGATGTATGTCCTACTTGCTTAAGGCCGATCGAAATTACTGATAGAGATTTCTTTGATTCTGAGAAAAAAAGAATTCGAAAAGAGATAGATAATATTGTAGTTAAAATTGCAGAATATAATAAAGAATCTGCGATAATGAAAGATAAAGGTGATAAACTTAAAACTCATATTAGTGAGCTTAACAGAGAATTAAATGTGTTAAAAGTTAAAATCGAAAACAATAAAAATATATCTAAACGTATTGCTGATTTAAAGGATACTATTGAAACCCTTAAACAAGCCCTTAACCAAGCATCTGGTCAAGATAACTCTATTAATGAAATTATTGATAATGCTAAAATTAGACTTGAAGTTATCGGTATAGAAATCGATAAACTTAAGAAGTCCTTAAACTTACTTGATGTGGTAAAATTTGTAGTAAGTGAAGAAGGGGTTAAAAGTTATATTGTTAAAAAGATTTTACAAAACTTTAACTCTAAACTTGCTTACTATCTTAAAAAACTTGATAGCAATAGTATTTGTATTTTTGATGAATACTTTGAAGAAGAGATACTTAATGAAAAAGGTAAAGTATGTTCATATAATAATTTTTCTGGAGCTGAACGTAAAGCTATTGATCTAGCATGTCTATTTTCATTTATGGATATGCGTAAATCTCAAGGTAATGTGCATTATAATATTAGCATTTATGATGAACTATTTGATAGTAGTCTTGATGAAAAAGGTGTTGAATTGGTATTAGAAATACTAAAAGAACGTAGCGATAAATTTAATGAAGGTATCTTTATTATTAGCCATAGAAAGGAAAGTATCAAAGCTGCAACCGGCGATATTATTTTTCTTGAAAAACATAATGGTGTTACTCGTAGAGTAAACTTTGTTGATTAATCTGCAAGCTTTTATAAATTCTAATATGTTTGCATCTAATGTACCTTTTGGCCAGACAGCCAATATACCTTTCCAATCTAGAACAGTATCTCAACCGTTCATACCCGCTGCAGTTCCACCAGCACCGAATAAAGATAATGTTGAAAGACCAAAAGAGTTAGACTTACCACGTTTCATGAGTTACTATGCTGATTATAGCGGATGTGGTCACTGGAGACTGATCTGGCCGGAACAGGTACTAAACGCACATATGAAAGCTGTATGTCATGGTACAACGGTAATGAATTTAGACCCAAGATACTATGTTATGGCTAAGGGTGTAAGAGTTCAAAGACAAGCTACAAAGCAACAACTTGAGTTTGTAAAGTTCTTAAAAGAAGTTCAAAAGCAAAACGGTATGAAAATCATGTATGAAATTGATGACCTTTGTTTTAAAGAAGATATTCCAGATTATAATAAGTATAAACCAGCGTTTGAAAATCCCGAAATTAGAGAATCAGCTCAAGCAATTATGTCTCTTTGTGATGAAATTACCGTTACGTGCGATTTCATGAAAGATTATTACATGGAAAAAACAGGTAATAAGAACATATCTGTTATACCAAACTTCATGCCTAAATTCTGGTTAGGTCATTACTATGATCTTACTAAGAATATGAATAACCTTGATAAATACAAAAAGAAGCCGCGTATTTTATATGCCGGTTCTGGTGCTCACTTTGATGTTGATAATCGGGTAAATCATAAAGATGACTTCCATCACGTTAACGAAATTATTCGTAAAACGGTAGATAAGTTTCAATGGGTATTTTTAGGTGCATTTCCCTTACCTTTAATTGACTTAGTACGTGCTGGAAAGGTTGAGTTCCATCAGTGGAAACGTTTATTTGAATACGGTGACGCAATATCTAACCTCAACATCAATATGATGGTTGCACCATTGCAAAACAATAACTTTAATAAGTCAAAGAGCGATTTGAAGTATATTGAGGCAAGTGCATTCGGTCTTCCTATTGCATGTCAGGATCTTTGTACGTATGCTAACGCTCCAATTAAGTTTAATACCGGAGCTGAAATGATCGATCAGATCGTGACAACTTTAAAAGATACTGATAAGTATAAGAGTACTTGTAAGAAAGCAAGACAATATGCTGATACTCGTTGGTTAGAGACTGATAGTAATATTGATTGCTATATGGAACTTTATACAACTCCATTCGGTGATAAGTCCCGTAAGAATATGGGTAGGTACAATAATTATTAAGTTATATTAATTTGATTGCCCATACCACCGTGGATTGAGCAAACATAATATAGAGTAGATGGTGCTCCTGCTGAAACACTAAATGTTAAGGTACCATTACCTGTACCATTATTGGTTACACCCGTATTATAGACATTACCCGCATTATATGAACCTGCTGATGTTTGAATATAGAATGGATGGCTAGGAGCATTTATATTAAAAGTATAATGACTACCACTTGTTAGATTTAATACTGGATTGTTTTGACTATTAATAATATAAATACCACCAGACGGTGATGAAACATTAAATACCGTAGGATTAATTGCTGATGGAGTTGGTGTTGGTGTTGGTGTTCGAGTCGGCGTAGGAGTAACTGTATTAGTAGGAGTAGCTGTATTAGTAGGTGTTACGGAAGGTGTTATCGTATTAGTAGGTGTTACTGATGGAGTAACTGTATTAGTAGGTGTTACTGATGGAGTAACTGTATTAGTAGGTGTTAC